ACACATCCAAAATATATTCATTCTTCCTCCTTTCCTGTTCCATCACATTCATCGCAGGTTTCGTGTTCAGGTTCGCCACAATGCTCATAGCAGGATGGACAACAATCATTCTCTTCCCATCTGCCTTTCATATCATCGCCACAACAACTCATCTGTATATAACCATCTCCTTCACATTCACCACAATAATCTATCTCTTTTGCCTTAAAAAAAATAGGATGATTTTTGACAAACCCTCCCTGCTTTAATGCTTTTTCCATAGACTTCCTTTTTCTCTTCATTATTACTCCTTATTTATACCCATAGCCACACTTCAAAAGTTCCTCTGCTAATTCGTGGTCAGCAAACTCACTTGAAATTGAAATGAAATGTGGCTCTCTTTGGGTAATTAAAAGGCTCTTTTTATAATATGCTATATCGGTAGTGAAACATATTAGGAGATGCAATTCCCTACGCTTTCAGCCCGTGATAGGGTGTGTTCAGCGATTGCAAATTAGAGCCTTAATGAATGGCATAGTCAAGCAAGGACAGGAAAGAACCTTGCTTAAAGGGGGAAAGGGTAGCCCTAACTATGCCTTAATTCTTCTAAACATTGTTCTGCTATCTTATAACTCTTACCCTCAACAGAACATCTTAAACCCTCTCTCAACAATTTATTTTGAGCCTGAAGGATACTAACCTCATTCTCAAGAACCTTAATCCTGTCGTTCTTGACCATTATATCCTTTAGGGCTTCTTCTTTTTGGTATTCTTCATCCATCTTGTGTTCCTTTGTTAAGCAGGCTGACGAGTCGGAGTTACATTTCTCCCACAGCAACTACTCTGTTCTTGGTGTACTTGAAATTTGTCATAAAAGTCATTCTTGCCACAGGCTGAACAGTACCCTATCCTTGAAGAACCTACTGCATCCATTTTATAATCGGTGGCTAAAATCTTCTTAACTGTTGTAACTTCAATCTCGAAATCATCTTCCCAATTCTCGCCATTTATAAAAGTAGATGGATGTTTTATAAATTGAGGCTCAGTTCCCTGTATCTCAATTTGCTTGATGTATTTCTTAACACCTTCAATACATTCTGCTTGAGTTTTCTTAGGTAATCTATTAAAAGATACCCTCGCCCTCTTCTTCTCTTTCTTTCGTGGGTATATAGCCCAAAAATCATCAAATTTTCCCATAGTTTCCCCTTTATTCGCAATTAGCACAAGAATCTACCCTTTCTTTCCCTATTGATGGGAAATCTACATATACCTCTATCTCATTTCCCTCATAAAATCTCTTGGCTGAAAATATATTCTTCTGAAAGCAATGCTTACAGTTCGTGCAATATAATATTCTCTTATCTTGGCTTTGCTCTCCATCAGCACTATTGCGTTTTTTTTCATTTTCCTTCCTACTTCTTTCTCTTTCGACAGTAGGTACTGCCCATTCCATACTCATATATCCCTTTCGATAAAGGGGGGAATTAATCCCCCCATAACTATATTTAGACTAAAATGGTAAGTCGTCATCTACTGTATTAGCAACAGCAGGAGTTCCATTCCCACCATTAAATACAAACTCTTTACCATTACCAAGATAATTCTTAGGTGTCTTGGCTTCACGGTCTTCCTTAGATTGTGTTTCATAAACATAGTGCGTATCACCATATTCACTCTCACCATCCATATTCTCAGCAACAGTTACATTAGTATAAGTTCCTTTTTTACCAACAAAGAACTTCTCTTTATCTAACTTAGTTACGTCTATCTTTAGGTTTATTATTTTACCCATTTTACCACTCCTCTTCTAATTCGTCAAATGAAAATGCTTCTTCGCATTTATCACAGACCATACAGGGTTCTGATACATCATACTCACCGTGAGCAAGGCACTCCCCCTCTTCCAATTTATAATCACACTTCGGACAATTCATTCTTCATCCCTTCTAACTTTGTAATATAAACATCTGCATCAGCAAATGTTAAGTTTGTAAAGTCAATAGGTCGTTTAATCTGACCTGTAAGTACAGTTTCAAGTTCAATAATCCTTCTGCCTTGAGCCTTAGAAAGCAATGGCTCTTGCTCAACATCCCTATGCTTTGCATAAGGGTCGTGTTTTATAACAGGCTTTTTAAAGGAATCAGCTTCTGAGTCCGAATATATACCATATTCGTAGGCATTTATAAGTTTTAAGATACATCTATCAACTCCACGCTTTTCAGCCATAGAACCGTAATATTTTGATTGACAGTTCTCTTTACTTGCCTCACCTATAGATGCAATCTCTTTATCGCCCTTAGCCATAGTAATCAAGAACCTACAAAAATCTCTCTCACTATTTAGGGTTTCCCATCCCTTAAGAACTATACCCTCCATTGATGCAATTTTCTCACACGCATCGTGAGTTATAATCCACTTACCACTCTGCTTATGCTTCCAAAAGTCATTCTTTGGGTCAAGTTTAAACTTCTCAGCTAAATCCTTAATTTCCATCATTTACCCTTTCTTCTCTTAGTACGTTTATGTTTGGATATAAATCAGTCATCTTGCACCTCAAAAGTTTAGCCATATCTCTGACCTTGCCTCTATCAGGAGTTCTTCGTGATGAAATCCATTGACTTATCTCGGTATCGTGAACACCTAACTGCTCGGCAATATAAGTATTCTTGTACCCACTCTTTAAAATATACTCTTTAATGTTGTTCAACTTTAACTCCATCTCTATCATACGCCCATATAGTTATAACTGAATCATCATCAACTATAATCTCATAGGTATATGCGTTACCACAGAATGTTCGTGTCTTTCTGATTTCCAATGTTTCTCTCGCTATTGCTGTTACTTCCATTTTATTCCCTTTCTGATATGTGTGTAATTTATAATGGTTCAATTTATACTTGCAAGATATTTCTTAAAATAAGCAAAGAAAAATAAATCCTTTGCTATATTGTAGTATTTGTTTTATATTTCACGCCCTGCACCTTTTTGTGCGAAACCCTTTTAGGGGTGTAGGTTGTTAAAGTGGTTACTAAAAGGGGTGCATCAAAGCCACAAGGTATTCCGAAGTAGATAACGCCTGATGCAAACAGAATCACCTGTTTTCGAATCTGCCGAGTATATATGTGAATTATAATATGCTTATCCATTTCTAAGGCTTGGCTCCGTAGAGCGAGTAGGATAGAGGGTCTAACCTTACTAAACAGTAGGGGTAGGATTCCTCTATCCAATTCAAGACTTCCACCATAGAGCGAATATAAGAGAGTAGGTAATTAGGGAGAATATAAACAACCCTAAATACGTCAATACTCTTATAAGCGTTTTATTAAGATTTAAACTCAAGTAAAGTCTATCAAGCATTAATCCTATCATTATAGATAAACCCATCGCTAAAAATGGATTTAAGACTATAAAAATATTCAGCCATTTTATAGTATCGTATATAATCATACACTTAACCTTTCTTCTATTAAGTTTTTAGTTTGGTCAATAATATTTTTTTCATTACGAAACCATTCTGTACCACCTAAACATATATGCTTTTTTAAATGCCTGTGCATTTCTTTTTCTACCGCAGTAGCTTCAAGTTTAGATTGAAATTTATACTTTTTTACAATCATTAATTTATTAGGATTGGCAGTTTGTAAGGCATATAGCCTTTTTTGAGGATTAATACTTATCCCTATTTTGTAAAATGATGTACCAATAGCCTTTATTATATAGACAAAAGTAGGCTGTTCTCTTTTTTGTGTCTTGGGGGGATTCCTTTTGCTTTGCTCATTTATCAAGTTGTTTTCATTTCTTAGGAATAAGATGTGTGCAGATTGCATTTCATCTTCTGATTTCTTTTTGTTTCGGCGTTCTCTTAGCATAATGTCCTTTATTATCTCACCTCTTATGCCAACTCTGTCAAGCATAACATTTTTCATCCTTTTATAATCCTCGCTATTATGTAAACCACTCCCATCATCAATGCCCAAACTCCGAAAAATTTAAGCATCTCCCAATACGCCAATATTGATTCTCTAACATTGAAACTCATTTATAATTCCTCCTTTTTATTTTTCCACCACTCCAAACCACCATTGTCTGCAAATACTTGTTTAATTACACTCAAAGGACAGTCTTGTGCATATCCAATATCTTTATAATCTCTTAAAAAAGAAATCATCTGATGTTTCAAGGGTGCTTTTCTTTTATTTGTTCTTTTAGGAATATAGCCCCCACCCATTCTTGGTAATGTATTTTTCATTTATAATTCCTCCTTTTTATTGAGTAACTTAAAAATCTTCATTATCTATTCCTTTCAACTCTATGTTATAGTCATTAGCCACCTTCTTAAGAAGTATATTTACATAATATCTCTTATCACTTGTAAGGTCTTCTATGAAGCCTTGTTGGTGAAAATACATTAATGCCTCTAAACAGTTTGCTTTACTCACCTTATGCTTATTCATTTTATAATTCCTCTATTTGTTTTTGATATTCAGCCAATATATCTTTAGGAAGGTCTTTCGCCCAAGAAATAGTATCGCCAACCTCTAAGTCCTCCCTTTCATTTATTAGTTCAGATTGCGATTTGTAAGTATAGTCAGAAAATATAACTAACCTTCCATCTCCCCACCTTACTAAATCTCCCCTATTATATACTAAGAAATCACTCATTTCTTTTCTCATTTATAATTCCTCTCCTAATTGGGTTTTTAACATCTCAAGGCACTCTATCCAACCTTGCAAGTTTTTATCAGATTCTCCACCATTAGCATATGATTCTCTTTCACATTCTAATATATCGTGTACTTGCATCATTAATTTGTTGCGTACATCTGATACACCATCTGCATAACCTTGTTTATAATTATCATTCATTTTATAATTCCTCTCTTGTTGTATCTACAAAATCCATTAGGCTATCAACAGTATCCATAATATTCTGTAATTTTGCTTTTTGTTTATCCTGTTCTACTTTCAACTCTCGCAAGAGTTCTTCATTTTGCGTTATTATACTTAACATAGCACGTTCCATTTATAATTCCTTTCCTGTTGTTTTAGGATTTTAAAGGCAATCCATATAGCCTACTCCAAGCCCCCACCTCTCGGTGAGGACACAGGAGTTAGAGGTATAAGGGGGAATCGAACCCCCTTAATAACCATTTATACCTTTTATATTTCTCCATTCATTTCACATATTTGAAGTGAAAGTTTGATTATGATTTTCCTTGCCTCTATCTCATATTCTGAAGCCTCACTCTCATCAAAATCATCCCATTTCTCTACAACATCTTTTAAATCACACGCTGTATTTTCGTGTCTGCAATAACTCATATTAGCCATTTTTTTCTCCTGTTTTATAAGAACATAATTGTCCTTTGAGGTATAGCAAGGAATCGAACCTTGCTAATAACCATTTATACCTAACAATCAATAAACCCATCTTGGGTAACTAATATTCGTGTTTTTGTTCTTCTGATTTGGGGTTGATTGACAAGTGGTAATCCACTACAATCCCAATCATTATCATCCCATACGCCTCTATCAAGGTTAGATGATATACCGAGTTCAATCATTTTCTTATATAGTTTCTCATCGGTTAAACAACTATCAAACACCCACCAATTAGTCCAATATTCACCATCTTCTGTTGATTTAGTACCACTATAAAGCACATTATTCCTATTTAATTTCCAATAGTAATTAGCTTTAGCCTTAATATCAGCAAGTTTACGCTCCAACTCATTAGCCTCTATATGAGCATCAACATATTTTTTTGCAACTTTCATTTTGGTTTCTCCTGTTTATAATCACTTAATTGTGATTTGAAATCGGTAGTGGAATCGAACCACTAAAAACTCCAAGCCGATTTATAACCTATTTGTTATTTTATTCTATTTGAAAATACCCTATCTGTCAATCCATATAATCTGTCAATATCTCCATTTGGGAATATAGACAAACTACCTAAAACATAAGCATCTTCTATTGTGCAACCTATATCAACATTTAAGGCACTTAATTCATTCCAAGACGAAACCTCATAATCAGTCTTAAAATAGCCTTTTACACCATCTTTTACAATTATTACAGGCACTTTATCGCCTATGTCTAATTGTGCTTGATATATAGGTTGTACATAGTAAGCAAATATTGGTAATTCATTCATTTATTTTCTCCTGTTTATTGTGTGGTAATCTCATCAGTACAGAACCACAATTTAATCGATATATTAATCTGTAAACGCCTTAAGGGCGTTAATCTTGTTTGCTATTTGTTAATAGCAGTTAAGCAATTCAATAAGAATATAAGAGTGAACTCATTAAGTTTTTTAAGATTTTTTCTGATATTATTATAATACCAATCAGAATCTTGATTGTCGCTATAAAGTTCTTCATCAAATTGCATAGCCATTTTCATAAAGTCATTAAAATACATAGTGTTATGATTGTCAACATTACAATGCAATGAATCAAAGATTTCAGTTATAATCATATCTTTATCAGCAATTCTATTTCTTGATGCTGACCAAGAATTTTTACTATATACTTTACTTGAATGATACATTTTATTTTCTCCTGTTTTATTAAGTGGCAACCTCATCGGTACAGCACCACGATTTATCGGTATTTTAATCTGTAGACCGCTTAAGGCGGTTAATCTTAGCCAAATACAACCTTTCCATATAAAGCCACTTGAAATAATACATCAGCATCCCAAGCATCATATTCACCATCATTTAAAAGGCGGTTATATACTTTTTTATACTCAATCGTAGGCAATTTAGCCAAAGCATCTAATATACTTTGCTTTGTGATTTCTTTACCTTCCATTATAATGGTAGCACCCTTAGATAAAGAGTGAGAAGCATATTTAGCCCCTTTATAATCACCATTTTTTACTTTTAATCCATCACACCAATAATTAATCCCACCTTCAAAAGCAGTTACTGCCCACGAATCAATTTGGTCATCAGATATTTCAATAGGTACATTTATAGTATTCATTTTGTTTTCTCCTGTTTATAATTTGGGTAACCTCATCAGATAAACGCCCATATTTATCGGTATATTAAGTTTATTATGGTTGATATGGCTCAACCATTAAAAGCCTGTTTATTGTTTATAATACCTCTTTTTTATTGGTTAGAAATTCCACAGTCAAACCGCACATTATAAAATATAAAAGGCTAATTATAATATTAGACCCATTTATAATAAAGGTTATGGCTTGAAATAAGAATATGCCTACAAATAGTAATTTGATATTTTTTAACTTCATTTTTTTCTCCTGTTTATGTGTTAGACCCTCCGAAGAGGGTTTCGGTCATTTAGACCTCATCAGTAACACTATTTTATAACCTTGTAACCATACTCACGACCAACATAATTAATATGTTTTGAAGTAGTAACAGACCACCAACCCAAAGGCGTAATAGTCTTGTTTAAATGGTCAATATCAGCAACCTTTGTATCATATGAAAACACGTTACTATCAGTTACTCTAAGATTTTGTTTATATCTATCCATCATTTTTATTTTCTCCTGTTTTGTTATGGGGTAATCTCATCAGCATAAAGCCCCTATTTAATCGATATTTTAATTTATGTATGGGTTATAAGGCTAACCCATTAAAAGCCCTTTATTAGTCTATCAAGACCTTGTTACCGTTAGGCATAACTACATATTTGCCTATTTGATTTATAGTCATTTTCCGCCCATCACTTAAAGTAATTGTAATATATGTTTCATCATCACTAAAATTTTTAGAATTATTGACCATATTTACAGAAGTGTTACTTGTTTCTATTGTTATATCATAATAACTGTTTCTGTTATCATTTAAATGTGAATCGGTGTCAAATTGTGTATTTACTATCATTTTATTTCTCCTGTTTTGTTACGGGGTAATCTCATCAGTATAACGCCCCTATTTAATCGATATTTTAAGTTATAAACGCCTTAAGGGCGTTAATCTTGTTTATTGTTGTTTGTTTTTTCTCAAGGCAATAATCCTTCCAATAAGTTCAGATTTTGAAAGTTTAGCTAAGGTGTTAAAATGGGTTTCATCTTCATTTTTTAAAGTTAAATCCATATTTTCACCATAATAATCTTTAATTACTATCATTTTTTTTCTCCTGTTTTGTTCTGTACTCACTATTTATACGGACTTGTAACCGTTGCGGAATTGCAGTTAGTTTACAGGAGGAGAATTTAACACTTGGTTATATTAGTTTGTATTCTAAAACACTCTATTCAATCCGCTTTATTCTGTCCTGTCTTGGTTTATTTGCGTGAGGCTCTTTGTAGCTCCTGTAAGTATTCGCACCTTACAAGCACCCCTTAATGACTCTGGTGTGTGTCGGTGTGTTTTGGTTGGTTTCTCAGTTCTCAGCCTGTCCAACTCTCACACCTCTGTCAAATAACGTCATCAACTCTTTTTGATGATAAGAAAATATATAACATTTACCCCTATTCAATGCAAGTAATTATTTGCATATTATTACCAATTAATCAAATTAATTTGAAGTTATAGAGGAGAAAATAGCAAAAAAAAATTCGATGCTACGCATAAAAAGCGTTTATTTGGGGGTATTAGGTCAAATGAGGTTTAAATAGGGGCGTTAAGTCGCTTATAATACCCCTGTCATCTCTTATCCTCCTCCTGAGAATTGATTTCTCGATGTTTTGGGGGTAGCATACTACTCAAACAAAATCGAGCCTTTAAAGGGCTATTTTGAGCCTCATATATTGAACTGACAAAGTCAAGTAAAATCTTCGATTAAGTTAATTTTTCTTTTTTCTTGTTTAATTGTTTGGGATGTTGTAGACGTGAGAGTTGCCCTTGAGATTCATTCTCATTTACATTCTATACAACAAATAAAACTAACAAACAACTTGTTTATTAAATATATTCTAATTGAGATAGATTCTCATTTAGGGGGTAGGAGGGGATAGGCGACATTTCAGGTGGGGGGTCACCATTCCCTATAAAATGCAAAAACTAACTATGAAAAAATGAAATCAAAATAACTTTGAAGGTATCTATTAAAATTCATAGATTTGGGTATGACTAAGATTATGAAAAGACCTGAAAAAGACTTAGCTGTGGAGTTATTTGCCACACAACCTGACTTAACTGTTGCTGAGGTTGCTGCAATGATTGGGGTTACCCCTAAAGCTGTTAAGAATTGGCGTGAGAATATTAACTTTATGGAAGCTATATATGATAGGTATATGGTTGAGTTTGGTGGTGAGTTGCCTGCTGTGTTAATGGCTATGGTTAGGGAGGCTAAGAGTGGTAATGTACAAGCAGGGAGGTTAGTGTTAGAGCATAGTGGGAAGTTAGTTAAGAATGTTAATGTAACTATAGATTCGCCTTTTGAAAAATTTATGAAGAAGGTTGATAATGCCGAAGTTGTTGATGCTGAGATTATTGAAGAAGGTATGGATGTTATCTCTGAAGAGATAGAAGCTATAAGCCTTCCTGAGCGAAAGAAAGAAAGTCCTATTGCGAGAGTGCGTGAAGAAAAAAAGAAGATTCAAATATCTATAAAAGAAGAAGTGAAGCGACAGGATTACAATCGTAAGCAGAAGATATGGTATGAATGGAAGAAGCGAGCTAAAGCTGTAGGGGTAGAGCCTTTAAAAGCTAAAAGACCCACAAAGGGACAGCGTAAGGCTTGGGAAGATGAAATTGTAAGGAGAGAGAATGGCGAAGACTAAAGCCACTAAAAAAGAGCTTCAGGACATTGTAGCAAGGTTAATTGCCAATGTTGCGATGTTAGAACAGAAGATTTCCTCATATAACACCTTATTTTCAATGTATGTTGGATTTAAGGGTGATGATAAGGATTTTCAAGCCTATTTAAAGGCAGAATTGGATAAAAAAGATGATTAAGTGCTATAATTGCGATGCAGATATGATTTGGGGTAATGATTTTCACTTTGATGAGTGTGGGTACGAGGGTGAGGGTACAGTTACTTCTTTTACTTGCCCAAAATGTGATACTTATGCAGAATTTGTAATTCCTGAGAGGAATAGTAAGTACGCTGACTTTATGTAAGCCCCATTAGTTCTATTTCGTCTTCTTCAAGGTATTCGCACATTTCGTTGTAGACTTCTTTAGTAATTCTTATATCGCCTCTGTGTTCATCCTCAAACTCTTCGTATATCGGCTGTGAATTTGATTCCATTCTGTCTAATTGTGCCTGTACTGAGGCAAGTTGGTGGGTTATCTCTATATTTTGAGTAAAAATTAAGGTAAGTACGTCTTTCATTTCCTTGAACAGCTTAAATATCTTCATACTTCTCCTTTATTTTTTTAGTGCGTTATGAATACCCCTAAGAAACTTCCGTAAAACTTTTTTCCTTACAGTAAATGTTTTATCTGTGTGTATAAACTGTCTTGCAGGCACTTTAATATTCTTTGTGTTATTCTTAAAGAATACGCCCCTTTTAGTCTTTGCTTTCTTTACAGCTTGCCTACTTAGACCTGTAGGAATTTTCTTTGGTGTATATCCATCATTTTGATACACTCCATATTTTTTTAGAGATACGCCTTTTTTAGTAGCTTTGATGCTATTTAAAAGCCGACCTGATGCGTTTAATGGAGGTTTATTCATAGATTGATTCCTTATGCCTCTCATAAGCACAGTAGAGTCCTTGATAGGCTGCATCGGCTTTCCTGTGACTGTAGTTCCTGTAGAAACCTTGTGTTTCATCGTTTCTGCTTCCCTTTTTATGAGGTCTTGCATAACTTCTTCCTTTAGTTCCTTATATTTCTTTGCAAGTTTAGGAAAGCTAAAGTTAGTTTCTATTTCTATCTTAGGCATCAGTTTCTTCTGCTGTAGGCTCTTCCTTCATAGCTTGTAAATGCTCATCTTCCATAGCTTCTCTGTTTGACATTATGATAGCTTCGGCTTCAGATTTACTTAAATCTCCGTTATATTTCATAAGCAGCCCAATTTCATCAATCATATGATGATTTAGCATATGCTCATCCATCAAGATTTGGTCTTGGACTGTTTTTGGATACTCAGGCTCTTTAAAGTCAATCTTCAACTCTTCAGGTAAAGAAATATTGTTGTATGATGCAATCTTTTTCTCAATATCATATAAATCATACTCATACATACGATAAAGGTCTAAATCGTCTTGGTAATCTTCAAAACGCTCTAAATCTTTAATCTTGAGTGCAATTCCTGATGGAGTTTCTCCACCATCTTGAGCAAATTGCACATATAGATGGTTATTCTGAGCAACTAAGTCCAACTGAAATTTAACAGACTCAATTACTGCTTGAATATCGCCTTCAGGAGCAGCAATACCAAAAGTAGACCCTTCGGGTAAGTCAAGTATTGTATCACTCCCTGCTCGTTCTAATTTCTTATCCCCATACATCCCTGTAATGAATGGTTGCCCAAACATTTGGAATCTCAAGCCTAATTGAAGCTCTGTCATCGTTATATTTACCTGCTCATTGCAGCTAACAATGTCATTTGCTCCTTCTACGAAGAAAGAATCAATTTGGTCTTCTCTGTGGGTGAATAAAAATGGTATTACGCCATATCCGTGTTCATACTCGCCCATTATATTACCGTCTTCATCAAAATGTATATATCTTTCTTTATCCCAATAAGCATAGTGTAGCTTTTCGGTAGCAGAAACATCGCTTACGTTCATCATTATCGGATATGTTATTGCTTCAGGCACAAAGGGGTTCTCGCCAAGATGCACATCAAAGTAATAAACAGGTCTATAATCAAAGCAGGGTTGGGGGAGGTCATCTCGGTAAACAACTTGCGTTGCTACAGACCCTACAAGACGAGTCATTCTTTCAATGTGCTTCATTTTAGTGTCTTTTTTACGAGTCAAAGAGGAGTAAGACTCGCTCACATTGCGAGAAGCCCCTACTGTGTAAATTCTTGACATCTTGTTGATAAACCTGCGTGTAAAATTCGCATTATACAAGGGAATCTCTCTAAAAGCATCAGCAGAAAAGTAATCATCAATATATTTTTCTGTTTCTGTGCCTGTATAGTAATCAAGGAGCTTGCGAATCTCATTTCGCCTTTCTTTTGCCATATTTAACTTATAGTCCTTGACCGATTCTTGTATTATGTCCATCGGATTCATCATCGTGAAATTACTCCTAACTCTCGTTGTCTAATTGGAAATCTATTTAAAAAGAAATATCTGAAAGCATCCATACTGTGGTCGTGCCTTCCATCCTTAACAGGGTCAGGTTTTAAGTCCTTACCTTCTCCTGACTCAGGGTATCTGTAATTTTCTAAATCTTCTGCTAACCCCATACACTTTTTGTCTAAATGTACAAACCTCTGTCCTTGTGCATTTTCTATAAACCCTCTAACGTGGCTTACTCCTGATGCAATACTCCTTGACACTTTATCTCTAATACTTCTTACGTGTATGCCTTTACGTCTAAAAATTTCAATATCCCCTAATCCTGATTGTCCTTGTGCTTGCATACCTGCAGGGTCACCATAATATTCCCTTACATAGTAATGTTTATTTTTAATCATATCAGCGAACTCGTCAGTTTTAATGTTTGGCTTGTGTACAATCTCATCTATTACATTTATGTGCATTAATCCACCCACCATATAAGTCTGAAACCATATTGCTGCAGGCATCCTAAATCCAAAGTCTATCGAACAAAAAGTCGGGAAATTAGGATTGTATGGAAACTCTCCCATATCTAAAGCCCTATCAAAGGGATAAACCCTGCCCTCAAACGAAGTAAACATTGCCCCATACTCCTGCTCATAAAGCTCTTTAGACATATTTCGTTTACGTTCAACAAGGAATTGGTCTTTTTTCCCATCAGGGAATACTACATCATTATCCCAAGTTGGGGCTTGATGAGATTCCCATAAATCATCTTCTTTGCCAAGCAAGAACAAATCATATATCCAATTAAACCCTTCAGGGGTAGTAATGAATATTGCTTTGCCTTTTCTGTCAGACAAGGTTGGCGAAAGATACATATCCCATATCTTCCTCTTCATTTTAGCCACCTCATCCATAATGAGTAAATCTAACCCCTCTCCAACAAGTGAATCAGGATTATCAGCAGATTTAGCCTCTACAGTAGTTCCCCACTTAAATTTTATAAATCTTTCTTTTTCAGAGGCTCTTTCAATGTCATTAGCACGACCAATTACCATTTTTTGCCATACTTCTCTGAACATTAAGTCTGCTTTATCATAGGATAACCCAACTAACCATATTTTTTTGTTTGGCTGTGAGGCATAATAGGTTGCTTCCATCGCAGACGAGGTGGTTTTACCAAATCGCCTTCCACAGACCATAACGAAGAATCTCGCTGTGTCTTTATCGGGAAAATGGAGCTTTCTTTGACCTAAATGGGGCTTGTAGCCCATAAAGTCAAACCATTGCTGCTTATATTGTATTTGATTATCCATTAATACTTGCATCTTACAAGTAAAGTAATTTAAGTTATCCTACTTGTATTATGCAACATATTGTATGGTACAATTTCCAAATAACAATATATAGGAGGACAGTATGTCCGAAGAACAATCCGTAGCTACCGAAACAGTAAGTGAGGAAACTACACAAGAAGCTCCTACAAATTCGCCTGAAGGAGCATTAATTGCAGAAAGCAAAAAGTATCGTAAGAGGGCACAGGAAGTAGAATCTGAAAACTCAAAACTCAAAGCTGTAATAGAAGCACAGAAAGAAGCTGAAATGTTAGCAGATGGCAAGAAAGATGAATTGATTGCCAAATACAAAGCTAATGCTGAGGCTGATGCTGAGGATGCTAATTGGGCAAGAGAGTTTAAAGCTAATGAAAGAGCTAAACTTTTAGAGCTACACCCTGAAGAGGATAGGGAAAAATTGGCAGAGCTGCCATTTGACACCCTTTCTTTTATAACTAATAAAATTAATAATGCAAAAGCTAATGTTCCTGAAGTCGCAGGAAGTTCAAGACAGCCTGAAAAGCCTTTGGGTGATTGGACTAAGATGAGTATGCAGGACAAAAAAGATAATTGGGATACAATTATAGCTAATGCAAAAAAACAAAAATGAGGTAACATAAATGGCAACAACTACAGGTTTAGCGAATCCTGCAGCATCGCAGGCTTCAGATACTGAATTAGCAGTATTTATCCCTGAAATATGGGCAGATGCAGTAAGAGCTTCTTTTAAAAAGAGCTTAATAATGGGCAACTTAGCAACTGATTTTTCTTCACTTGTTTCAGGTGGTGGTGACCAAGTTCACATTCCATCTGTAGCAGATGTAGCAGATGCAGCGACTAAAGCTCCTCACGTTCCTGTTAATTATACTAATGCTACTGAAGATAAATTAAGTATTGCACTAACTTCTCATCAATATGCTTCAGCTATGATTGAAGATATGGGTGTAGTTCAGTCAAGTGCTGATTTACTTTCTATGTACGCAGATTCTATTGGGTATAAATTAGGATTGGGCGTTGAGGTAGCTATTGAGGCAGCATTGGCAGGCACAACAGAGTGTATCAATATTGCCGGTAACACAGTAGCTAAAACTATTGATGCTGCAACATTGGCACATATGAGTAAAGTAGCGATGGAAAACAATGCTCCACTTAATGAGTGTGTATTAGTTCTTAACCCTACTTTATATGCGTCACTATTTAGAATTGATGACTTTATTCACATTTCTAAAACAGCTGCAGTAGATGTTCCTAATGGTCAAGTTGGAAATATTATGGGTATGCCTGTATTCCTTTCTAACAACATTTCATCTACAAACCATAATGATGCAGTAGATTCAGATGATGGTGCTTTAAATAACGCCAATGTTCTTGGTGGTTTCTTATTGCATAGGTCTGCTTTAGGTATAGCCTACAGCAAAGCTCCAACTGTAAACTCTAAATATGATATGGATTACATAGCACATAAATTAGTAGGTGATACTATTTATGGCGTATCATTACTTCAAGATGCTTCCCAAACTAAATGTTGGGGAATTGTTGAAGAAGGCACTACAGCTTGGTAGAGTAGTTAGTTATAAAATGTATATGGGGGGCAATAGCCCCCCTATACTAAAGTGGAGAGTTTATGAAAGATATTAAGGTTGTTTTCAAGGGTAATAAAACCCCATCAGGGTATAATTCAAACATCGAGTATTCTATTGGCGAGAAATATTTATCAAACCTGCAGGGCGATGGAAGGTTTGATATAGAGGTATTATCTAAATCAAAGCCAACTCCTAAAAAGAGTAAAAAAACTATCAAGTCTAAATGAAAGACTTATTAGAAAAGATTAAGCACCACGAGGGATTTGTTGAACACGTTTATGACGATTCTCTTGGCATACCTACTATAGGGTATGGATTTGCAATAAAAGATTTAGTATTAGATGAGGATATTGCAGAAGACATCCTTATTAGAAAATTAGAAAAATTACAACGTAACGCTAATTCTCGCTTTCAATGGCTTGAAGATATGCCACAGGAAGTTCAAGAAGTAGTTTTAAATATGTGTTATCAGCTTGGTATTACAGGCGTTTCAAAATTTAGGAAAGCAATCTCTGCCCTGCAAGAGGGTGAGTGGCAAGAAGCTGCTGATGAGATGCTTGACAGCTTATGGGCAAGACAAACGCCTAATAGAGCAGAAGAATTATCAAACATAGTAAGGAATCAGTCTGAGAAAATCAGTTCTTAAAAGGGCGATAGTAACCCCTGATAAGCATTTCCCTCTTCACGACCAAAGAGCCATTAATGTAGTATGTAAGGCTATTGAGATGGTGAAGCCTGACATCTATATTGACTTAGGCGATACAGGAGAATGGGAATTGTTTGGGAATCATCATTGGAAGGATTTAGATAGACCACCTGACCATATTTTAATCCCGATGTTAGATAAATCGGTCAAACAGGTGAATAATGGGATGAGCCAAATTGATAGGTCTTTAGACATAGTCGGATGTGAGATTCGGCATTTTGTTCAAGGAAATCACGAGGTATGGTTAGATAAGTTCGCCAAAAAAGAAACAAGACCTCGCTTTCTTACACAGAACGCATTAAACCTGAAGGAGAGGGGATATAAGTTTCATCCTTATTTCAGGAAGCGACCTTTAAAGATAGGTAAGCTGAATTTTACTCACGGGCATAGAACAGGCGTACATCACGCTAAAGCACATTTAGCTATGTATAAAGAGTCTGTTATGTATGGGCACACTCACGACTTGCAGAGATTTACAGAAACAGGATTAGGTGGGACTTTATCTGCTTGGTCATTAGGATGTTTGAAAGATATTAAAAAAGACGAAGATTGGCTTAGAGGCAACCTCACTAATTGGAATCACGCATTTGCAATCGTTGATTGGTTTAAGAATGGAAACTTTAAGGTTGATGTTGTTGAGATTTATGATGGCAGAACAACTGTTTGGGGTGAAGTGATAGATGGGGGCAAGTAATGGATTTAAACATTATAGACCAATATGGATTGCCCATAGCAATAACAATAGCTTTCGGCTACTTTATTTGGAAGCAGCAGACTTGGATTCAAAACGAATTAGTTGATGATTTAGAAAATCAGTTTCGCAGGTTAGAGGGTATAATCATTAAGTTGATTGACCAACAAAAAATTACACAGATGGACATTAAAGAAGTTAAGGGTTATATTGAGGGTATTGAAGATATACTTTCACGCCTTATAAATGGAGAGCCAAAGAAGTGACAGATTCCTTAAAGACTATTGGAGCAAGTGTAGGTACTATCGTTGTGAATGTGTGGGAATTAGTCCCTGAAGCATTAGGTGTATTGCTTATAGTATTGAACATAGTTTATGTAATATTAAAAATAAAGAAGGAGTATTAGAATGTTATCAGCCTTAACAGCATTAGCAACTAAGAAAGTAGCAGTTTACGCAGGTATGGGTGTAGCAGGTGCAGCAACTGCCTTTGTATTGAAAAAGATTCCTAATGCAACCATCAAAGCCAAGTTTGGTTCTTGGATGTATAATCTTGGTGTAGTATGCACTTTAGGATTAGGCAAGTGGAAGTGGACTAAGAAAGTTTGGAATAAAACACTTGAACCTTATTGTATAGATGCTATTGATAACATTGTTGTTACAGGTATCGCAAAATTTGTAGAGGGTTTACGTTCAGATAATGCCTAAACACCTCTCAATAGATAACGCACTTGATGGAAATCTAAAGCCTGTAAAGGATTCAGATGGAACTCCTTGTGCATTAGAAATATCTTCTGATAAAGCAAGAGTAAAGAGTTTAGAAATATCAGGTGAGGCTAAGGGTCAAACTCCTACAACAGGTGATGGATTGGCTACCAAGCAATATGTAGATGATAATGCAGGTGGAGGTGGATATTGGATTCAATCTTGGAGTGCAAGATTTTATACTCGATATGATAATTGGTTCTATGGCAGTTCTCTTTATGGGCTTAATAACTTTCAATGGTCTACTAATAGGGCAAGTTCAACCTTAGAATATACTTGGCTTGATAGCTGGAATCCTCAGCTTGTAGTGCCAAAGGATTGTACTCTAAAAGAATATAATTATACAGGTTCATTTAGCTCAAGCCAAACATATCAAGCAGCTTTGGTTAAAATTCCAAAGCCTACGTATGGTTCTGATGCTACTTTTAATATGGAACAAATAGGTTCAACTCAAGAAGTGGTAGCAACCTCAAATAGACCTTACTCTTTAGGCGAAACTGGATTATCAGAAAATTTAGTAGCAGGTGATATGTTGCTACCTGCATTAAGAAGAACAACTACTGATAATAGTACCTACTATTATTTCTATATGTGCTTTAGTATAGTCTGTGAGGTAAGTTAATATGTCTATTGAAAAAATAAGTAATACTGATGAAGATAAAAAGGCTCTTGAAGATACTGAAGAGGGTATAGCTATTGATGCTATCAAAGAAAAGATTAATGAAATTATAGATTGGATTAATGCTCAATGAGTTTAACAGGTAAAACAAAAGCAGGTTCATATAAAGACCTATTACAGATGAATAATAGCAATAGTGGAGTAGATGCTACTACAAGAGCTGTTGTTGATGGAGAAGGAACAGCATCATCTCTTAATATATCATCATCAAGAACCATTGTACAAGGTGGTAGTGATACTTCAACTAAATTTGCAGTACAAGATGCTGATTCTAATAATTTACTTTTAGTTGATTCAACCAATGATTTAGTTAAAGCAGGAGCAGGACAGCATATTGTAAATACTCAAGTCAAAGACTTCTGTATTACCTCTGTAAATTCACAACCCTCAAGTGCTGATACTTGGACAGCTTTATCTTCTATAGGAAGTGCAAGATTTGTAGCAGCAGTAGAATTAGGTACAGGCTCAACCCCTGCCACTTCACTTACAATATCAACTACTGCGAACAATGTGGCTCAAGCAATGTGGTATGTACCATTTAACATAACAATAGATTCTTGTAATGTATGGTTTGGGGCAGATGCAGCAACTGGTGATGCTGTAAAATTTTCAGTTATGCAATATGCAGTAGATAGTGCAAATGGTGCTACAAGTGGTGATTTATCGTCAGGCTCAGAACTTTGCAATCAATCATTACCATTTAATGGGCAAGGGTATGAACAGGCATATTATGGTGCAATGACAGTAGCATCAGCTAATGTAGATGCAGGTAAAGTAATAATGGCTTGTGTGCATCAAAATGGAACAAACGCAGATTTAACAGTCAATATGCAATTAGTATATCATTTAAGGTAAGGAATAAGAATGGCAAAATTTTCAACAGATTTAACAATAACAACTCCTACAGAAGAAATATCTGTATCCAAGTCAGGTGATTATAGGGAGATATTTAAGGTTAGTCAAGAACTAAGTGCAGGGCTTAACCACAATACATTTATAGAAATATTAGAGCCTACTGGTACAGCAGCACAATCAGGCATTAAAAATGCAAAAGCATTGATGATTAGAAATGTTGGTCTTGTAGGAGCTGAAATACAAATAGAGTCAAATGAATGGGCTGATGGCTCATCTGCTCCTGATACTGTAGCAGGGCTGTCTTATCAAAGTTATTTACTCGCTTCAGGAGACTTTTTATTCTTGTCTAATTTACGTCAAGCTAATTTTAGAACAGACGTAAACAGTCTTGGTAATGGTTATACTTTAAACAACAAAGTCCCTGATGCCAATATGTATATAGCAGTAGATAACTCAGTTGGTACAGCAGGTGGTAGTGGTGACCCACAATTATTAGCAACAGGTAGTACATTAAATAGTACTGATACATCTTTTGATGTAGATGATGGGGATTTCTTTTATGAAGGCGATATTATAAGATTAGAAGATGAAGTGATGGAAGTAACCTCAAAATCAAGTAATACCTTAACAGTAATTAGAGGTGCGTATGGTTCTATTGCTGCAACACACTTAGATAATACTCCTTTAAGATTTTCATTCTTTAATGCTTATGCAGATTTTGATAAGTATTCAGTAGCTCAATCAGATGCTTCAGGAAGATTTAAATGTTCTAATTTCTTTGGGTTTGCAAGAAGTGAAGGTGTCGCTGATGGATTAGTTGCAGGTTCTGTATGTGGCAAGTTCTATCAATCAGGGTATCAAGAATTAGGCTTATCAGGGATTACAGCCTCAACAGAATCAGGATTGACTGCTTCAACTGCATATCAGTTTACAATAGCAGTAGATGGAGGCTCTGCTTATGACCTTGATGTTACCACATCAGCGAATACTAAGTTTGGAGGCTCTGATGGAGTTATTAGAAAGATTCAGGATGCTTTAGATGCTGCTTATTATGCAAGTGGAAACTTATTTGAGAAAAGAGTTGCTGTTGGAATTGTAGGAGGAGATATTAGATTCACAAGTGGGCAACACTTATCTACATCTGCTATTGCTCTTGGCGACTCAAGTGGTGGTGATACTGATATTTGGGGAGTTGGGAGAATCCCTGCTGTTGCTAATGCAGAAGCATCTGTAGCAGCAAGACTTCCTGAAGATGTGGTATATGATAAAGCAACAGGCGTGAGGTCAGAAAACTTATCTGCCTTATTTTATGATGATGGTAAGGGCAATATCTCAGGAGCTTGTAGTGGTACAGTTAATTACAAGACAGGGGCTATTGATTTAAATGGATGCCCACCAAATGGTGAATTTGTAGTTAGTGCTGCTTATGGCTCTGCACATAGTGGAGAAAATAGATATACTGCTGTAGATGGAAACTCTATCTCTAAAATCTCAGGCAGAAGTGCAAATAGCAAGATTTACACAACCATAGAAGTGGTGGCATTACAGTAATGGCTTATAAAAAAATGAAGAAGAAAAAGAAAGGCAAAAAGTATGGCAAAGTTCAAAGGAAGAAGCGTTAGACTTAATAAGCCTTCAAGGATTACTAAAGGTCAAGCAGGATATGGAAGAAAAAAGTTTCAGGTGTATGTTAGTAGTGGTAACAAGACTAAAAGAGTTACCTTTGGTGACCCTAATATGAGAATCAAAAAATCATCACCTGCAAGACGTAAATCATTTAGAGCAAGGCATCGGTGTGCGACAGCAAAAGATAGAACTTCTGCACGCTATTGGTCTTGTAAAATGTGGTAGAATGTTGTATATTACAAGTATAATTTTATATAGATTTTAAGGGGGTTGGATGGCAACTGCACCAATTTACTGTACCCATCAAGAATTAAAAAGAGTCTTCCCTCAATTAGATGAGTTTGACAATAAAGTTCCTGTCTATGGATGGACTCAATTATTTACTCATAGTGGATACGAGCTTTATGAATCATTTGATAGTGGCTTGGTTACAACACTATTTAAGGATGGTGAGGATTTAGCACCATATCAAAAAGTTGAAAGCTATTCAGATTCTACTGCAAATACAGACGAAGCTGTTGATATTATTGAAACAGCTATAGATGTAACAGATGGAAGTGTATTTGGTTATGGGGATATTGTTAAGATAGATGATGAAAAGATGCTTGTTACAAATATTTCATCAAATACCATTACTGTTAAGCGTGGATTTTTAGGAACTACAGCAGTAACACATAATACAGGTGTAGATGTGTATATCGGTGTTGAGTGGTCAGAAGAGAACCAATGGCTATATAATAGTGGGTGTAATTCTCTTTTGTTCTATGCTGAATCAGTCAATCCATCTGATGCCCTAATGGAGGCAGGTGAAGATTTTACTTCACTTGTAACTCAGTTTAGAACTGATGCCAGTAGATATTTAGATTCAAAGTTAGACCCTAACTTGCCTGCCAATCAATTTAAAGATAAGTCAGGTAATTTTGACTATATGATTATTCGGACTACTGCACTTCTATGTGCTGTTCTTATGGTCAGAGCCAATGACCCTACAAGCGAGCAAGCCTCTGCAATGATGGTTGAGGCACAAGAGAACATTGATGCTCTTAATAATGGAAGAGCAGGCTTATCGTGGCAGAACACATCTGATTCCTCTAAGGGGGTTGTTAGGGACGTTACGTATACAGGTACAGTTAGACCTGTAGATACTCGTGGTCATTATACTGGTACATTTGATTTACTGAAGATTAAGATTACAACAGCAGGTGCTATTGGTACTGCTAAGTATTCTGTATGGTCTAAAGATGGTGACAAGCTTGGTATGAATGAAGGTAATGAGATTGTTACTGATGAAATTATCAATGGTGACTATCAGTCCTTAGCAAGTGGTTTGCAAATAAGATTCTCAGGCACAGACTTTAATTCTACTGCTGCCCTTAATGATATTTGGGAAGTGGAAGTTCAAGGGTGGACAGAAGAGGTTGATTCTAATTCATTAAAACCTATTAGAATGACTCGCAGATGGCAGTAGCCTTTACTAATAATTGGAAGAACATCCTTGACAAACTAAGGTCTGTTCTTCGTGCTGAATATGGCAATACTTTACCTGTCTATATAGGTGATGAGGATTCAGCAGCAAGTAGCCAGTATATTCGCCTTGACCCACAAAGTAGTGAGCTATCTGAATATAGCGTCAATGGTGAAACAAGAGAGTTTACTATAAATATTTTTTATGTCTTTTCAGGGGTTAATGTCAAGAAGACTGCCCTTGACCATATTTTAAGATTTGTATCAAGAACAGAAGCATTGATTCACGACAATATTACAATGACATTGGCAGATAGTAGTAGTGCTTTTAATTGTAGATTTGAATCTACAGAGCTTGGTACAGATGAAGAAGAAAATGTTTATATAGTTAATTGGGTATGGAAATGCCAACACTTAGGGAATTTAGATTAATATGAAGATAAAATTAAAAGATAAGGCTAACCCTATAGGTTTAAACTCAGGGTGGTGCTTTATGAATACAGGTTTTTGTTCAACTATTATAGAAAGTATTAACTTAGGCAAAGAGGTCAATGTAGACAGAGTTCCTAAAAAGGCTTTTGATTTGGTTGAAGAAGTTAAAAAACAAACCAAAAAACAAAACAAAACGAAAGGAGATAAGTAATGGCAATTAATGCGAGTGCTTATTCACCAAAACAATTCTCGTTTCTGATAGCTGAACAAGATGATTTTGGAACTTTTAATGCAGAGTCAGGTGGTGCAAGTACAAATTGGACTGCAGTTGATGTTGATTCTATCGGCAGCCCATCATTCAATCTTAATCAGGCGTTAGAGCCAAGAAATGGAAGCAGGGTCTTGCAGGCAACTGATTTCTTCCAAGATAATAAAGCTAAAGTTATGGAGATGTCTGTTAGTGGTACTGCTACAACAGAGGTGTTAGACCTATTGCTTGGCAATATTACACAAGGGGATACTTCTCCTTATTTACTGCAATGCGATTCAGGCTCTCAAACATTTACAACAGGGACTGAAAACCAAACAGCAAGTCAAATTCTTTCTATTGCATATTTATCTCCCTCTTCAGGGAATACTTTAGGCTTTAAGGATTGCTTTTGTACTTCAGTAACATTGAATGGTGATGCAGGAACTGAAGGAGGAAGAATTAAATTTTCTGCTACCTTTAAGTCAGGCAGTTTACCTCAAGATTTAACAGAAGCCACTATTACAACTATAGACCAAGCGATTACAAGTAATAATTATTTTATGAGTAATTGGGTTTCAGACTATAGAGTTTTAGCTAATATTAGTGATGTCCTTGTAAATAGCTTTTCATTAACCATTGAAAACGATATGGTTTTTATGGGGGCTACATCAACAGGGTATGAATCAACAGCGAGAGTTGGGGAAATATCTGCAACAGCAGACTTTTCAGTTAAATATGATGACAATACAGATGTCTTATTTGAGAATTTCCACGACCAAGTTTCAGGAGCAGCAGCAGGTGAGGGGCAAACTCTTATGGCTACTGACAGTACGCCTTCTGATGGTGAATTTGAATTTAAATTCGCTAAATCTGTAATGACTAATGTTGCATTTAATGAAGGTGATGCTATGATGCTAGATGTTTCAGTTAAGGCTGTTGGGGCAGGCATTGGCTCAACTGATGCTTTATTTGAAGTTGCTTGTTAATTAAATAAGAGGTAAAATGAAGTTAAAACTTGACTCAGGCAGAGAAGTTAAACTTAAAGATGTGTCCTTAGATGATAGGGATGAAATGTTAGATAAGGTGGAGTACCAGTTTGATTCTAAAGGTAATCCACAAGGTGTAAAGATGATGCACTCAACCATCACATTTTGGTTGCGTAGAGGCTTGGATGGTGATTCTTCTGATGATTTTATCAGAGGCTTAACCTTTGAAGAAAGAACTGAAATATTCCTCAAGATGCAAGAAGGATTGCTCTTGGGGGAAGAGAAGCCCTCCAACTCGAAATAAACGTAATTGCTGATGGTTGTGGAGGGTGTCAGTATCATAACTACCCATATAAGGCTCAATTACCTGTTTTAATCGAAGGAAAGCGACCTATTAGGGAGTTTACCTGTGATGAGGATGTTTGGGGCGTAATTGACCTACTTATAGAGGAAACTAAGCAAATGAACAATAAGGGCAATGAGTTTGATGTAGCTAAGTCAGTCAATTCTCAGTTGCCCTTTTTCTCTTGTAGGAACAAAGTTTTGAAGAATGAACATCAGAAAGACATACAAAGATATATTTATTGTAAGGAATTTGGCGTTCCTGCATATAGTGGAGCATATGGTGACCAACCTTCCAAGTGGGTTGAGAAGTCTTTTGTAATTAAAAATGCTCTTGCAAAGAAAGAAAAGGATTTAATAGATGGCAGCAGACAAAAACATAACGATTAAGTTTCTTGCTAAAGGCGATGACAAATTAATTAAAGCCTTCAAGAACCTTGCTACATCCCAAAAGAAATTCAATAATACAAGTGACAATACTACAAAATCTACAAGTAAGGTAAACGCTTCATTTCAAACTCTTGCTCTTCAGGTTAAAAATACAGTAGGCAGCTTTAAGAAACTTGATGTAAGCCAAGCCACTATCAATAAGGCTATGAAGGGCAATAAAGTAGCCATTGATAAAGTTAGGCAGGCTATGAAACGCCTTGATGCTCAGAATGGAAAGACAAGGAAAGGTGCAAGATTATTAGACAATACCTTTGCTACCCTTCGTTCTAAAATGCTTTTGTTTAGCTTTGCAATGTCATTGGGTGGAAGACAGATTGCAATGTTTGCTCAAGAGGCTGCTAAAGTGCAAGATATGGAAAGGGCTTTTACAAATCTTTCAGGGGGGGCAGAAAAAGCATCTATTGCTGTTGATAAATTAGGGGCTGCTACTAATGGAACTATGAGTAAATTTGATTTGTTCCAACAGGCTAATAATGCTATGATACTTGGCGTAAGCAAAAACTCAGATGAGATGGCTCGTATGTTTGATGTAGCACAAAGACTTGGAGCTGCTCTTGGTAAAGATACTAAACATTCAGTTGAATCGCTTATTACGGGTATTGGTCGTCAATCTCGATTAATGCTTGATAATATTGGTATTATTGTTAAATCAGATGAGGCATATCAGGCTTATGCAGCAGAATTAGGAATTAGTGCTGATAAATTAAGTGATGCTGAAAAGAAACAAGCGTTTCTTAATGCAACTATGGAAGCAGCAGAGAAGAAGCTCCTCGATGTAGGAGATGAGGTTCTTTCTTATAACGCAAAGCTACAGATTGCAGGTGCGAGAATGGCTGATGCAGGCGTGGCTATTGGAAATGTATTGTTGCCTGCCTTAGCATCCTTAGCCCTTTTCTTTACAGACACAGATAATATAAGACGTTTTACAACAGCTCTTTTAGGGCTTGGAGCAGGGATTGCATTTGTAAATAGAAAAGCTATACAGGCAAGGATTTCAGTTATAGCGATGAATATGTCTTTCAAGATGAGCAGGGCTGCTTTGATAGCATCGGGGTGGGGGGTGGCAGTTTTAGTTCTTGGAGAATTAGCAGCAAAATTATTAACAACAAAAGAAGCTAATGATGGGCTAACAGGCTCTTGGAAAAGAACGAGTGTTGCAATGTCCCCAATCTTGTTTAGTTACAAGAAGTTAATTGACCAAAAGGATAGATTAATAAAGGCTACAAAAGATGAGATGGCAGTCCTTGATGTCCCAAGCCCTCTAATTGAAAGTATGTCCACAGAAGAAAGGCTTGCTTTTGAAAAAAGGGCAAGACAAGACCAAGCGATTGAAGATGCTCGAGCCCGAAGAGCAGAAGAAAGTGAGATAGAAAATCAAAGGGTTGCAGAGGAGTTTAGCAGAGAGGCAGAATTAGCGAGAAAAGTAGAGGAGCTTAGGAGAGCAGCATTAGAAAGGTATGAGGAAGGGCAGAAAAAAATAAAGGAGTTAAATAAAGAAAGAATTAAGTCTGAAAAAGAGGCTACTAAAGCGATTGTTTCATCATCATTCTCTCAAGCTATGGCTTATGACAATGCAGGAGAAGCAGCACAAGCAGCAGTAAGGGATGTTATTTCAGCTAAAATACAATCTATGATTGCAAGTTTAATGGAAGATGCTATTGCTAAATTTGGTTGGCTTGGAATACCATTGGCAGCTACAGCAGGGGCAGTTGCAGGTTCACTTGTAGGGCAAGCACAAAGACATTGGAAGATGGATAAGTTTGAAGATGGTGGTCTTGTTGGTGGTCGTAGACATTCACAAGGTGGCACTATGATAGAAGCAGAGCAAGGTGAATTTGTAATGTCAAGAAATGCTGTAAATGCTGTAGGCATAGAAGCAATGAATCGTATCAATGCAGGTGGAGGTGCAGGCTCAGTAAACGTATCCTTTGCAGGCAATGTTATGTCCCAAGACTTTATAGAAGATGAGGCTATTCCAATGATTAAAGAAGCAATCAGGCGTGGTGCTGACATAGGAGTTTCTTAATGTCTTTTGAAGATGATATACAGGGTAAGAATACTCAACTATATCCTGTAGTAAAGATAGATGGTACTTGGTATTCAACCAACAATGTAACTGTTGAGTATGAAGACGTTCAATATTACTGCAAACCTATTCTTATGAATATTCCTTCTATCAAGGAATCAGTTGATGTAGAGTCAAGAAGATTTAAGATTTCCAATGTATCGCTTCAATTCAATAACTTTTCTTTTGAGGGGGTTAGATTCTCTGACCAACTTTCTGAAACATCTTTAATTAATAAAGAAGCTACTATTTACTTTAAGAGTCAGTCAGACCTTAAAGAAGTTTTTAAGGGTATTGTTAGGCGTATATCTCACGATGATGAAAAAGTCAAGGTAGAACTTGAAGATTTAACAGAGAAAAAAGCACATAAGGATTTACCTGAGATGTATGGGGATAATGATTATTTGCCTGAAAAAACAAGGAATAAGCCTAAAAATATAGTTTATGGATATGTAGATAGGTGTCCATTAATAAAAACAGGTAAAGAATTTATAGAGTTTACACAAGATGGTGAGGGTTACGAAGAAGACACTCTTACTGAATTAGACATTGACTATAAGCCTATTGCAGGGTTAGAGCCTACTGAATTTTCGATAGGGGCTCATAATTTTAATAGCTCAGGGTTAGTTGCAACATCAGACAGAATAGGGATTTCATCCAACTCTATATCTGATAAGTCCCTCGAATCTATACCAAAAATTGAATTATTGGCGAATAAGCAGGGAGAGATAACTTCTTCTGCTTTTATTAGGGATTTTATAGGGATGAATGTTTTTGGAGGTAGCCAATATGTAATAAAGTTTTATGAAGGGGAGGATTACCTTTTCCCATCCGACAATATAGAGTCTTTATCTCACGATATATATTATGCCTTTAATTCAGATGGAAGCCCAAATTATTCTCAAGTAGGTTCACAGGAAATGAGTGACTTGGCTGATAATAGTGAATTAGGTTTTTCTTATACTAAAGACCTTACTACAAATACAGGCATAAGGATTCAAGGATATTCTGATAATGACCAAACTAATTATCATTATATTAGATTTAACCTCAATACATTAGAGAATGATTTTGATTGCGAAACATATATTATTTGCAAGATAAGAGCCAATCCTCACGAGGGGACATTAGATGGTTACCTTCCTTTTCTTGAAGGACAATCCTATCCTGATGGAGTTGATTTTGATATAGATGGATGGGAGGCTTATAGCGTATGGGTAGGAGAAATACCTGTCATAGCATCTGACAGTTTTTCAAATAGTGCAGGCTTTCAGGTGGATGACAATGAATATGGTAGGCAAATATATTTGAATGGGTCAATGAGTTTCAATAATTATAGTAGTGGGGATGAGGTTGAATTACGCCAACAGAAGGGGAATAAGGAAGGGCTTGGCTATTTCCATACATTGAATGAGTTTTCCTATCTTAACATAGGGGCAGTAAAGTCGCATTATGATAATGGAGTTGATGGCAGTAAGAATCATATCCACGATTTATTTATACAGGAAGCTCATCTATATCATATAGCCACTCTAAATAAATTATTAGGACACGATTATTACGCCAATATAAAAGGCAGAATAAATACATTCGATGACCACCCTCAATTACAAGTTGGGTCAGTTGATTATTTTCAAGAAAATTCAGAACAGGTGGCTGACTTTTTAGATAGCTCATTATTTAATGAAGCCCCTCAATATATACAGGAATATGCTACAGTATACCCTAATCTTAATACTACAGATTCTGCAGTATTAATGAACTATATTGACCAACTTTACGAAGTAGATTTTATACAAAACCCTATTGATATAATTTATGATTTAGTTAGAGGTGAGATTGGACACGAGAATATTGATGTTAATGAATATGAAGAAGCAAAGCTAGCTCACTCTGATTGGAAATTTGGCTTTACTGTAAACAAGAAAATTTCATCAAAGAAACTTATTGAAGATATAGCTAAATCTACTAAATGCTTTCCTAAATTTAAGAATGATGGTAGCTTTGGTTTTAATACAGTTAAAGATAGTTATACTGTAGAAGGGGATGATAGTGATTATGCAGGTGCTATTCCAATTAAAGAATCAGAAGTTATATCTTACTCATTTAAGAAAACTAAGCCTGAGCAGATTTACAAGAAGGTAACTGTATCTTACAATAAGGACTATGCACAAGATTCATATCTCAAAACAACTACCCCTATTGATTTAGGTTCTGATGATTATTATGGTATTGAAGATTCTGATGATGCACATTTAGAATTTGAATCAGACTATATTAGACATAAGGAAACTGCTGATTTATTGGCATCTTTCTTATCAGAGCAATATAAAAATGACCATTTAATATTTAACCTTAAGCTGCCACTACAATACATTGATTTGGAGATTGGGGATTTAGTTAAGTTTGAAACTCTATTTCAAGGTGTAAAAAGTTATGGCATAACGTATACTGATACTACTGATGTGAATGGTCAATTTAGATACCCATTGTTTATGGTAACTTCTACTACAAAAAATTTAGATTCAGTATCTGTTGAGTGTATGCAACTGCATCATTTAGAAGAATCTTTGCCTACTGGTACTGATTATGCTACATATAGTGGCGATGATATTGAAATAAGTGGGAATGTAGAATTAATTGGTGGTAATATGTCCCAAGCAATCAATATATTAGTAGATGATGATTATGATTATTCAGGGATACTTTCAGGTAGCTTTTATTTTAAAGTATCTGGCATTGAAAGACCTGAAAATCCAGAGTTTGGTGATAATGATATATTGGCTGTGTCCCATCAATATAGTTTAAATTTTGATGATGGAATACCAAATCATTTTACTTTACGTTGGGCGAATGAATCTGATTATAATGGGGATGGCATTGCTGATGACGTTAATGCAGATATAGATGTTCCATTTGGACTTGAAGAAGGACAACAAATAACAATTACTTTATCGTCATATACTATTCCAGAACCTTCATCAGAAACCCCCATTGGTGATGTTAATAATGATAGTATTGTTAATGTATTAGATGTAGTTCAAATGGTAAATGCAATTTTAGGTGACCCCAACCCTAATCTTGATTGGAATCAAGCTGATTTAAATGCTGATGGTGGGCTTAATATTTTAGATGTCGTTCAACTCGTTAATAATATATTAACACAGGATTAATTATGATAACTTATGGTAATGGCGAAGTAATAGGATTAGAAAATATACAAGGCTTTGATATTCGATTTAAAGGCAGTATAACAATAGACCCTGCACAAGATAACTGGATTATCCAAGCTAATAAGAATCGTATAATAGGCATTTGCCTTAATCAGACATCTTCAGCATTACTTTTTACATACACAGGTGAGCTTAGAATCCTATCTGCTAAGTACATTAGGAACAATGAGCAGCATAGGTCAAGAATTACTTTACAAGGGGTTGATTTCTGGGGCTTAGATAGAGAGAAGTGGGAAGATGATGGTTCATTATGGGGTACTCGTAATGGAACATATCTTGTTGGCACTAAAAAGAGAAAAACTACTGTAAAGAATTTAGAAAATGGGGTATCTAAAGTTCCTGTAATAGATGTTGGCTCAAAAGGATTTGATGCACCTTATGTTCCACCTCCCCCACCTCCACTTGTAAACACCTATAGCTTAAACTTTGATGGTAGTGATGATTATGTGGATATTGGGGATTCTGATGATTTAATGGTAGGAACAAATGTAACTATTTCTACTTGGTTTAAAAATTCAAGTGGCACAAGAGCATATATGTTTCAAAGTCGCAGAGGCTCTACATCAACTAATTTATCTGTAGGTGTAAATATGAACGCAAGTGGAGTTGAAGAAGCAGGTTGGATAGGGATAGTAATATATACAGGCTCAGGGCATTCATACGCATCTGTTGATGGTAATGTAGATGATGGAGCTTGGCATCATTTCGCAGCAACTGTTAGCGATGGAAGTCAAAAATTATATCTTGATGGTAGTGAGGTTGCAAGTGCTTCTAATGCTTTCCCCAATGATGCTTCAGCTGACCATTCTATAATTGGTTCTAATAGTGGAAATAATAGGTTTATGAATGGCAATATTGATGAGGTTGCATTATGGAATACTGTATTGGATGCAGATGCTGTAACTGCTATTTACAATAGTGGTACACCTACTAATTTAAGTTCTGATTCAGGCGATTATGATAATTCTGCTAACCTTCAAGGCTATTGGAGAATGGGAGATGGAACTTTAGATACCTATCCATTAATTGCAGACCAAACAAATGCTACATTGGGTAGCAATTTACAGGATGCAACATTTAATAATAGTGATTTATTAGGGTTCACAGGGGCTACAGCTACAGGGTTTACAGCAGTTAATGCAGATTCAGGAGTAGGGGCAAATGATAATGCTTATGGAAAGGCTTTATCTTTAACAGCAGGTGATATATATAAACTATCTTGGACAACAACTATCAATTCATATGATTTAGTTCAACAATTAGATGTAGCAGTTGCAACTTCTGTTGGAGGTGGTTCAGGCGATACGACTACAGCAGGTACACATACTGCATCAGGGGATTATGTAAATTATTTCCAAGTGGCAAGTACAAATACATATTATATAGCCTTTAGGTTGGGAGGGAATAGGGAATATGACTTTACCATATCTAATGTTAGCCTTCAAAAGGTCAATGGTAATGCAGGTCTTATGAATAATATGGTATCAGGAGATATAGAGGAGGACACACCTTGAGTTATGTAGATAGAAAATGGGCAATAATAACCCTTGCTGATTATACAGATGAGCAATTAGAAGATTTAATAACAAAAGCCATTCAGACAAGTGTAAGTACACTTAGAAAGTCTGTAGATGACACAAAAGCAATTTTAAAATGGGATGGTAATACTCCTGAAGGATTTGAGGGTATTACTACATATACGCATAGCGAAATACGCACAACACTTTCCACCTCAGAGTGGACATCAGAGGATGGAGTATAATGGCACAGAATGTAGGCACACCAAGATTTTATATCAACATATTAGAATATTTAGGGGCAATAGGGTATAGTGAAATTAGCGATACATATAGATTGAATCCAACATCACTTAAAGTTTCAGCAGAAAGAACAGCTACTGTACCTGAAGGAATATTTACCAACAAAACATACGTAGCATTTCTTGGACATTCAGGTACTTCATTAAATTTAAATCAAAACTATACATCTAATGTTTCAGTAAATGCACAGATAGATGGACTATATCCAAACAGTTTAGCACCAGAGTATGCAGGATTTTCTATTGCAAGTTTTGATGGAGATAATGTTGGAGATACTATAACTACCTACACAGTGGGTAGCATAGGAAGTATAGTTGTTGGAACTTACTATGATATGCCACATTCCCCTGACTTAAATTTAAAGATGTCTATAGAAATGGATGGAATTAAGAGCATTCAAACCAAAGGGGGTAGCACTCTATCTAATGCGACTTATACTAAACCTGCTGACTGGGGAGAGTATGGTGCTTGGCAATTAGGCGATAACCAGAATTATCGTAGTGGTCGTAGGGTATGGGACTTATCATTTAGCTATCTTTCAGATACAGATATAATGCCTAATCTTGGAGTCCAGAATTATGAAGAGGGAGCAGTTACTGAAGATATTTTAACAGGTACTGATTTCTTCTCTCAAGTATGGAATCGTACTATGGGTGGGCATTTACCATTCATCTTTCAAGCTAATAAGAGCAATAATAGTCCTGACCAATTTGCAATAGCAAGGTTCGATATGAACTCATTTTCATACGACCAAGTTGCAAATAATGTTTATAATGTTAAATTAAAGATAAGGGAGGTTTGGTAATGGGAACGTGCTGTTCGGGTTCATTTTCGTACTACCAATATGGTGGTCACATCATCTTGATGACAACGCAATGGGAGGATACTACTGTCCAATATATTGTTCAGTAGAACACATACACTTTATCGACCACGAGGGTCTTGCACAGGATACCCTAATTGTGCAAAATGAATTATTATCTTATCAAGATAATCAGAAAAATCTGCAACATTCAAATCCTTAGTGGACTCAATCCCAAACAACTGTTTCGTTGTTTTGTGCATTTCATCTTCTGTGTAGCCAAGCTCTTTGGCAATCTCTCTTATAATAGCTCTATAGTATGCGTTTTGCTTCGGAGAGTGCGTTTTTTCGGCTTGTTTTACCTCAAGCCATACTTCACCCTCATAATCAGATAAACTGCGTTTAAACCCCTCTTTATCATAGAGTTTTAACTTACCATTTTTTACCGTTCCTGTAAACTTCATACTATTTGGATAATTTCGCAGGCATCTTGTATATTTATAAAACCACAATATTTGTCTACTTTTTTTGTTTTGTCAAATTCTGTTGTTTCGGGCATCAATTTCCAATGCCAACCAAAATCATAATTTATGCTCTCTAAATGCAGTATGTCAAACATAGCCAAATTATTTTCTACTCTGTTTATATATAAAAAATTCAATTTATGCAACTTCGCAAACTCCTTGTTAAATGAGTATTTACAAAATTCAATTACAGGGGTATCCCAATATTCTTGAACATTCGCCCTGTGCTTTATCTCTACAATGCAATCTAAATTATAAGCATCAAATCTACTCATTTTTTTTGGGTACTCTTTAATGGGATTATTAAACAGGTTATATTCGTTTGCTATTTTTATTATAGCTCTTTCTTTATCCTTCATATTTTTTAAACCCTTTATTCATCTGATAATTAACTTTCCATAGATTGATATTATATTTCCTGTAAAAATCTGTATCGCCAAGCTGATGCCATTGCTGATGGTGTTCTCGACAGAGGGGAACGCAAGAAAAATCCTCCTCGCAATCTCTCTTTCTATTGCCCCCCATACCTATCGTGTCCAAGTGGTGTGCATCAACAGGAGAAGTGCCGCACACACTACAGCCGAAAGTCTTGACGAAACTTATAAAATCTTTATTTAAGCTCACGAAACAACGTATCTTTCAGTTCTTTGTTCTCCATTTCCAATGATTCATTATGCTGATACAGTTCATTAGTCCGAGTAATCATCTCACCTAACTTCTCAACTGTCATCGTTGCATAACTTCCTGTTCTATTGCCTTTAAAGATTTGGAAATCCACTTCTTCATTCGGGATATAAAATGGCGATATTTGGGCTTTACATTTAGCTTGCCATTTATACTCGTCATTAAGCGTGCCATCAACTCCTTCAGTAAGACCCATACTACGACCATCACTCCCCCAAGCACGCCTGCAAAGTAAGCCGACAGCTTCAAAAAAATTAACAATCCATCTCTCATAGTTATTCCCTTTTATTTTACTTTTATTTGGCATCTGCCCACTCCTTGTTTTGTATGACGCAACTTACCTTAAACCCCCACCTATTAAATACATCATCGTCTGAAATATCATAGTATTCCCGATACATATCTTTATGACCAAGTTTTTTGTATACAATTAACTCTGCAATCATAGCCATCCTAGAAGATTTACTTGAAGACATTTTTTCTATTTGCATCCTCCATTTAAATAGGTCAAGTGGGGATAAAGTGCCAAAACAAAATCTATAATTTGTTGTAAACTTCATTAAGGTATAATGCCCATCAAAATCATATTTAATTATATCCCAAACTTCATTAGGGATAGATATTACAGACTCTAACTCTGTCCCTTTCGGGAATTTCATAGAAGTTATTGGTGTACCACCTGCTACCATTATTCATTCTCCTTTAACCAATCCTCAACACTTGGATATTTTGACGCTTCTTCCTCTGTCATTATAATGCCAATTCTATCACACCATTGATATAATAGCATATCATACATTTCATCTGTAATCTCATCTGAGGCTTCAATTAAACTCTGTGCAGATTTACTTAAATCAGCATCCTCCCCAAATACAGATTTATGAAAGCCCTCTGCATCAAAACGGTTCATATCAATAATAAAATCATTTATTCCCATCTTCCCATTCCTTATATTTTTTGCTCTGTTTATACTTACTTCCAAACTCTTCCCTCATCGCACATACTTTACATACTGTCCTGTTTTCAGGATTAGCAAGCAATTTTATAATCGCAGGATGAGGCTTTAATGTGTAGAATATGGCGTGTTTTTTATAAACGCCACACAACTCACAGTTTCTTGTCTGCTTGCCCGTTGGTGTAATTCTCAATAGACTTTATACCTCTATGGTTTAGGTTTTGATTAATAAGCTCCATCAATCTCTTTTGAGTTATATCTATCAACTCCTGTGTAACCCTCGTACCAAATTCAGTTTTCTTCCCAAACAAAAAGTTTCCCTCATCATCATATACTGATAATGCTCTAAACTTTTTTAATTGACCTCTATATACTGCCATTATACTATCTCTTGTTCTTTGACTCGCTGATGCCATCTTAATTCCTTTCTGTGTTATGTCCGCCTTTAAAATTCAAATCATCCATATACTCATCAAGTAATTCTCTTGACTTGTCTTGAAATATTACTGTTGTAATCAATATCTTCAGTTTGAAAATCTGCCACCATAGATAAAATATAACTAAACATAACCCAAAGATACACATCCAAAATATATTCATTCTTCCTCCTTTCCTGTTCCATCACATTCATCGCAGGTTTCGTGTTCAGGTTCGCCACAATGCTCATAGCAGGATGGACAACAATCATTCTCTTCCCA